CGCGCCCCCCCCCCCACCCCCCCGCCCCCCCCTACGGGCGAGCGGTTGGTGGTGGCGGATCATCCGGTGCTGGTGGTGCCGGATGAGAGGCGGCAGGCTGGGGCGGCTGCGGTGTGGGGGTGCTCGGTGCGGGAGGCTGGGCTGCGTCTGCTGCTGGAGCGGGAGAAGGGGATCGAGGGGGAGCGCGGGGATCCGCTGAGGAATGGGTACGAGCCTCCGATCTGGCATGTGGCGGATGCTCTGATTGATTTTCCGTTCTGCGCGGAGTGGGTGGAGGAGCGGATCAAGGCGAGGACGGGGCTGGGGTGGGATGGGTTCAAGACGGCGATGAGGGAGGCGCTGGGGTTCAGGAAGAAGGTGAGGATGCTTCTGATCCAGGGGGGGCAGCGGGCTGGGAAGAGCGAGTATAGCGCGAAGCGGGGTCAGATGCTGCTGGAGCGGAAGCCTGGGGCGCGGGTGTACTGGGCGCATATGTCGGCGCCGCGGTCGGTGAAGGATCAGCAGCCGCTGATCTGGAAGTACATGCCGCCGGAGTGGAGGGTGCAGAGGAAGGAGTCGCTGACGTACATCGCGTACAAGCGGCATACGGGGTTTTCGGGGTCGGCGTTTATCACGCCGCTGTCGAGCGAGGGGGCGTTCTTCAACTACTCGATGGATCGGTCTACGGCGATCGAGGGGATCGAGCCGGATGCGGTGTTTCCAGATGAGCTGATTCCGCAGGACTGGGTGGAGACGCTGGCGTTCCGGCTGACGACGCGGACGGGGTTTCTGGTGGTGGGGTTCACTCCGGTGTTCGGGTACACGCCGACGGTGCAGTTGTGGGTGGAGGGGGCTGAGGCGGTGCGGGAGAACGTGGGGTTCATGCTTCCGATTGACGGGGGGGAGCGGGATGAGGGGGCGGCGCTGAATCTGTCGCGGGAGGAGCTGGCTGAGAATGTGTCGGCTGCTGCGGCGAAGCCGGTGCGGCCGCGGACGGCGCCGGGAAGCGTGCCGGAGGACTGCTACGCGTGGCTGGATGGGTGGCTGGATGGGCCTGGCGGGGTGCCGCGGGGGCAGAGGAAGGAGGGACGGTTCGGGTGGGGGAAGAGCGGGATGGATGGCGTGGAGGGGCGGCAGTGGGAGCGGGTGCCGAGGGTGCTGAGGTGCGTGGATGAGCGGAAGGCGGTGGTGTACTTTCACTCGACGGATAATCCGTATGGAAATCCGAGGGATGTGGCGGAGGAGCTGAGGTCGCGGTCTGGGTCGTGGGTGCGGGAGCGGTTCTACGGGTGGGCGCAGCGGACGGCGCGTAGTGTGTTTCCGCGGTTCTCGAGGTCGGTGCATGTTGTGAAGGCGCGGGAGATTCCGGGGGGCGGGATGAACGTGATGTGCTGCGATCCGGCGGGGGATCGGAACTACTGGATGCAGTGGCTGAGGAGGACTCCGGATGGACGGCTGTGGATCTACCGGGAGTGGCCTGGGAGCTACTGGGTTCCGGGGGTGGGGGTGCCTGGTGCGTGGGCGATTCCGTCGGGGCGGAAGGGCGGGATGAATGACGGGGACCGTGGGGAGGGGCAGGAGGGGCTGGGGTGGGGGCTGGTGCGGTACAAGTTCGAGGTGGCGCGGCTGGAGCGGTGGGCTGGGTGGAGGCGGTGGGCTGGGGAGCAGAGGGAGCGGATGGGGGAGATGTCGGATGAGGAGGGGCGTGACGAGGAGGTGGCGGAGTGGGATGAGGAGGATGGGGCTGAGGAGCGGATCGAGATCAGGTTTCTGGATTCGAGGGCGGCGAGCGATCCGAAGGTGGAGAATGATGTGCCGGAGACGCTGCTGACGAAGTTCGGGGATATCGGGCTGGAGTTCGAGCTGGCGCCTGGTGGGCTGGTGAGCGAGGGGGTGTCGGCTATCAATGATCTGCTGGACTGGGATGAGGGGAGGGCGCCTGGGCTGGTGGTGAGCGAGGAGTGCCGGAATACGATCTATGCGCTGGAGAACTACCGAGGGGTGGAGGGTCAGCGTGGGGCGATGAAGGACTGCGTTGATACGATCCGGTGGGCGGTGATGGGGGAGACGGAGTTCGATGATGGGGAGGAGCGGAGCCGGGGCGGGGTGTCGTATGGGAGGAGGCGGGGCGGGTGGGAGAGGCCGGAGGGGGTGCCTGGGCCGAGGCGGAAAGGAGAACCGTGGAGAAGAAGCGATACGTAAAGTTGACACAAAAGGGCGTCTCGTCGGTGCAGACGCTCGACCGTGCGATTGAGGAAATCCGCGAGGCGTTCCAGTACGCGCTGACGACGGACGTTCTGGAAGTCCGGTTCATGGACTTGACGGAGGCTGAGTATGAGGCACTGCCAGAGTTTCAAGGATACTGAGGCCAACGTGGCGGGTGAGCGGCCCGAAACCCGCTCAGAAAGGACAGCATGAAGAAGACAACGGAGGTGCGGGTTTCGGGTACGCTCGACACGCTGGGTCGCGCAAGGATTAAGGCGGACGAGGCATTCAACGCGCTCAAGGACGCGGAGAAGGAATGGAGCGCCGCCGCCAAGTCACGCACGCCGGAAGAGTGGCGCAAAGCCATAGACGGCATCGCCGATAGGCTTGTCCGCATTCAGACGGCGTGCATCGTCTGGTGGGACTACTTCGGCTCTCGTCCGGCGTCCGATCCGTGGCCGCACCTGGACGACTACAAGGCGGCGTGGAAGAACGACCACAACGCCGACGCCACGAAGGTCCGCAAGGCGCTGATGCAGATCGGATACCCGGAGCGGATTGCCAACCGGAGAGGGAAGGTCGAGGAACCCGATGACGCGGAGTAGCGCGAACAGCCTGATATGCGTCGCAGGAGCAGATCGTCCATTGGAGCAGCAGTCGCCACGCGGCGGCGCCGGGGGCGCCGGCTGAGCGGTTGCTGTACTGGGGGAGGGAGGAGGGAGATAGATGGGTGGGTACTACATGACGCGGGGGGACGTGCTGCGGGAGGGGGTGACGAGGGGGATGCTTGAGAAGGCGATTGCGACGGGGATGCTGCGGCCGGTGAAGCTGGGGTGGTCGCGGTACGTGCGGAGCGAGGTGGAGAGGGTGTTTCGGTTGGAGTCGAGGGAGCAGCAGTCGCCACGCCATCGGAATGGCTGAGCGGCTGCTGTACCGGAGAGGAGCAGCAGTCGCCACGCCATCGGAATGGCTGAGCGGCTGCTGTACCGGAGAGGAGCAGCAGTCGCCACGCCATGGGAATGGCTGAGCGGCTGCTGTACTGGGAGGGAGGATGGGATGAGGATGAGGGAGGCGGTGGAGCGGGTGAGGAGGTGGGGGAAGGCGGAGGTGCCGGCGGAGAAGGCGCGGGAGTGGTTCGTGGGGGCGAGGAGGACTGGGCTGTGGCTGGGGGTGAAGCATGTGGTGGCGGTGGCGCGTGAGGAGGCGCTGGGTCAGTTGATGCTGGTGCCGGATGGGAATGAGAAGCGGGTGATTCACTTTGCGGCGAAGTTGCGGGCGCTGGAGGAGGTGGAGGATCTGCTGGATGGGGCGGCGGATGCGGCTGAGGAGGAGTAGGATAGAAGTGGGCCTAGAAACGGCGGTTGGATGACCACGAAGATCACGAAGAAGACGAAGATGGGATAAGAATCGGAGGATTCGGGCACATACGAGGTGTCTCAGGGTAAGAGGTCAGAGGGCGCCGGCAGGGGCTGGCGCCTTTCTGTTTTCGGTCGGGAAGTCGGGTTGGATTGGGCGAGGTTGGGTGAGGTTGGGCTGGGTTGGAGGGTGATGGGGTTGCGGTGTGGAAAGGGGAGGGTGGAGAATGACGCCCGTTGAATGGAGCAGTTGACACCACGAAGGACACGAAGATCAAGGAGGAGCGTACGCGGCGCTGTTCCGCGGGCATGGCTGACGTGGGGCTGAATCCACGGGGAGGTTGGGATGAGCAAGTTGAATGGGGCTGGTGAGCTGGCGGACGAGGACGCCAGGAAGGACTCGGAGGATGGTGAGGGGGCGGACGAGGACGCCAGGAAGGACTCGGAGGATGGTGAGGGGGCGGACGAGGACGCCAGGAAGGACTCGGAGGATGGTGAGGGGGAGGATGAGGATGAAGCGGAGCGGGTGAAGGGGCTTCCGAAGGAGGCGCAGGCTGCTGTGAACGAGCGGATCGGGAAGCTGGTCCGGGAGCGGAACACGGCACGGGAGGAGCTGGAGACGGCGAAGGGGCGCCTGACGGAGCTTGAGAGGACGAACGATGCGACGTTGGTGGAGGCGGCTCGGCGGGCTGGAGTGCTGACGAAGGGACTGGGTGCGGAGGACGCGAAGGTTCTCGAGCACGAAAGCAAGCTGAAGGGCTGGCTGAACTGGCTGGAGGATCACGAGGGGTCGGACTACGAGGGGAAGGGGGGGGACGATCCTTCGATGTCGGCTGATGAGATCCGGCGGACGCTGCGGAAGGTGTCGCGGGATCTGATGGAGGTTGGGCCGCGGGCGGCGCGGATCCGGGAGAGGTCCGAGGAGGAGTTCCTGCGGGTGTATCGGGCTGGTGAGGCGGCTCTGGCACGCAAGGCTGATCCGAAGAAGGGGAAGCCTGGGGCGGAGAGGGCGCCGATTGCGCCGGGACACTCTGGGGGGTCCGGATCGGGCCGGCCGGCTGGGAAGTCTGGAGGGAAAGGTGCTCTTGGAGGGATGGAGGAGTACCGGAAGGCTGGCGGAGGGATTGCGGGCCTGGAGGCGATGTACAGGAAGACTCTTGGGGGGTGAGCCTGGGAGCTGCGGTGGACCGCGGCGGCTGCGCTCCTCGTGTGGATGATTGAAGGAGGGTGGAAGATGCCGAATGGTATGTACGAGGCGACGCAGCCGAACAAGCTGCAGGAGATCGGGAACACGGTGTTCGTGGCGGAATCCACGCAGACTCCGCTGACGGCGCTGCTGAAGAGGGGGCCGCGTCCGAAGCAGATGCTGAGCGAGTGGCCGGTGAAGAAGTACGACGACGTGGCGTTTGCCGGGACGTTGGACGGCGATGACATCACGACGTTCTCGAAGACGGATCGGACGAAGATCCAGGGCTACGGGATGTGGATGCGGAGTCCGGGCTGGATGGTGAGCAAGTTGGCGGCGCTGACGCGGTCGGCCGGGATCACGAGCGAGGATGCGGAGCAGATGGCGTCGGACGGGGTGAAGCTGGCGCTGATGATCGAGAAGCAGATCGGGTCGGATTCGGACACGCAGGCGGAGTCGGGTGTGAATCCGTACCGGAGCCGCGGGATGCTGTCGTGGCTGGCGGCATCGGCTCAGGGTGTTCTGCCGGTTCCGGCGAACTACCGGCCTGCGTCGGCGTGCGTGTACACGTCGGCGCTGAACAGTTTCCGGCCGTCGAGCCTGGAGGCGATGCTGGCTGCTGCGAGCGACCAGAAGAACGGGCCGGTTGATCTGCTGTTTCCGTGCGGCCGGCTGCTGAAGCGGCAGATGAGCACGTGGGCGCAGCGGGATCCGGATGCGGAGGCGGACGAGGCGTCGGCTCTGGTGAGCTACGGGATTGATGTGGAGGCGCGTAAGGTGCTGGAGTCGGTGGACTTCTTCGAGTTCGACACGGGGAAGATCAAGGCGCTGACGCACTGGCATCTGATGTGCACGGAGGGGACGGGTGCGCGGTCGGACTACTCGGCGCGAAGCGGGGTGGGGATTGACCTGCGGATGTGGGATCTGGCGTTCATGCAGGAGGTGACGAACTGGGAGGAGCCGCGGAAGAGCGGTGGCCGGCGCGGGTACCACGATGCGGTGTACGTGCTGCGGTGCCGGATGCCGGCGGGTCAGATCATGGTGAAGACGAACACGGACTCGTAAGGTCGTGTGCGGAGGCTGCGCCTGGCTGATGAAGCTGGGCGCAGCCTGACTTGTGAGGAAATGAGGAGTGTCGAGTGTGGGAAGAGGAGGAGCCAGAGCCACGCCATCGGAATGGCTGAGTTCGGGCTGTACTGGGAGGGAGCAGCAGTGGCGGCTGCTGTACTAGGCAAGGAGGGATGAAGATGAAGCGGGGAGTGTTGACGGTGCTGGCGGTGCTGGTGGCTGGGACGGTGGCGCTGGGGAGTACGCTGAGGCCGGCGCTGGAGCAGGAGAAGGCGGAGTGGGGCGCCACGCATGTGGCGACGATCACGTATGCGGACTTCACGACGACGAACCTGGCGACGGCGGTGGACCTGACGAACGTGGTGGTTGGGGCAGCGGGAGAGCTGTGGGAGTTCAGGGGGATGCTGCTGCGGACGGCGTTTGACGCGCAGTCTACGACGACGTCGAGCGTGTCGCTCTACGTGGGGGATGGGTCCACGTCGAACTTCTACATGGAGGCGACGGAGATTGCTGCGGATGGGACGGAGGTGTTTACGGCCGGGCCACGTGCGTCGGCGGGGGCGCTGACGCAGACTACCGGGACGGTGGTGACGAACTGTCCGTTGACGGCTACGCAGACGATCACGTACGTGACTGGGTTTACGCCGACGTTCGGATCGTTTGACGGGACGAATGCGGTGTTGTCCATCACTACGAACACGTCGACGCTGGTGATCACGAATGCGACGACGGCGCTGACGGGTACGTTCCTGAAGACGGACACGCTGGCTACTACCACGTACGGGTGGAAGTACTTCAGTGCTGCTGGGAGCGTGTATATCACGTTCTGCCCAGGGGCGCAGAACTGCATGGATGACTTCACGTCGGGCGAAGTGGACCTGCTGTGGAGGCGGTTGAAGAAGTAGGCTGAGGGAAGAGAGCGAGTTTTCGAGGCTCCCTGTCGAGGGTTGCCGGGACCACCCGGGTCTGGACGCGCAATGCGCCAGCCCGACAACCCCACCGGCGGACGCGGCATGGGAGCCTTCTTTTTCAGGTAAGCAGCCGGAGCCATGCAATTCGGAGGAGCTGAGCGGCTGCTGTGCTGGGTGTGGCGCGGAGCGCCATGATGGCGGAAGGAGCAACACGGTGATCGGGCAACGGGAGTTGGATGCGGCGAGGGTGGTGGATGGGGTGAGGGCGAAGGATGGACAGGCGCGGGTGGGGAGCGGGGAGTTGAGGAGGAGGGTGTCGCTGGGGGCGGTGATGACGGCGGTGGCACATGAGGGGCGGGTGGTGTTGGAGCCTGGTGGGGAGGAGTACTGGGTGGAGCAGGAGAAGCACTACCACGGGGCTGGGATGGGGTCGAGGGATGGGACGCGGAACAGGTTCGGGCGGGTGACGTGGCGGAGGGTGTATCGGTGAGGGGCGGGGGGCAGCAGTCGCCACGCGGCGGCGCCTGGGCGCCGGCTGAGCGGCTGCTGTACTGGGCGGGGAGCAGCAGTCGCCACGCGGCGGCGCCTGGGCGCCGGCTGAGCGGCTGCTGTACTGGGCGGGGAGCAGCAGTCGCCACGCGATCGGAATGGCTGAGCGGCTGGTGTACTGGGGGTGATGGGTGAGCACGTACAAGGGGCTGGTGTGGAAGACGATGTATGAGCGGATCGTGGCTGGGTTGGGGCTGGATCCGACGGTGGCGTTGCCGACGTCCATGCAGACTCGGGTGGTGGAGGCGGTGAATGAGCAGGTGCGGGTGGCGATCGAGTCGGAGTGGTGGCCGGAGTTCCTGAAGGTGGAGCAGCGGGAGTACCGGGCGACGTGGGCGGTGGGGACGACGTACGCTTCTGGGGCGGAGGTGTACTGCGAGGATTCGGATGGGGTGGGGGGGTACTACGTGAGCCAGGCTGGGTCAAACACGGGTCATGATCCGACGACGGATTCCGGGGCGTGGTGGGCGGCGGTGGGGGATGATTTTCTGCGGACGATTGATTTCGAGCAGACGGGTGAGACGGAGATTGGGGGGGTGGACACGACGTACTGCGTGTTTGATCGGGATCCGCGGATTTACCGGAACGCTGGGGTGGTGAGGGATGTGGTGCTGGAGCAGAGGGCGCTGCTGGTGAATGCGGAGACGGCGCCGACGCAGCCGTGGGTGCGGTTCAGGCTGTTGGCGCCGGAGTTTACGCTGACGGTGTGGTCGAGCGGCACTACGTATGCGAAGGGCGACCTGGTGTACGTGGCTGCGACAGGGCACACGTATAAGGGGTTGCAGGCGAGTTCGAACAAGGCGCCGGCGACGGAGACGGCGCACTGGGAGATCGTGTGGTTTCCGAAGACGTTTTCGAGGTTCGTGCGGGCGAGCGTGCTGGCGCGGATGCTGGGGGATGAAGAGGCGCGTGCCCGGGCGAAGGCGGAGGCGGATGAGGAGATGGAGCGTCTGATGGATGCGGTGGTGGAGGCGCAGGATGGGGGGAGGGAGGCGAGGTTCAGCAGGTAGGGGAGCAGCAGTCGCCACGCCATGGGAATGGCTGAGCGGCTGCAGAGGAGCAGCAGTCGCCACGCCATGGGAATGGCTGAGCGGCTGCTGTACTGAGGCGGGCTGAGGGGATGCCGTGCTGGGGGGTGGCGGGATCGGCTATAATGGCGCGGGGGGCTATGGGCATGGAAGAGCGGGTGCAGGTGGACAAGGCGAAGGGGGATGGGGGGGATGCGAAGGCGGCGCCTGAGTTCGTGGCTGAGCTGCTGAGGGAGCTGCAGGGGATTGCGGGGGATCAGCAGTCGTTTGCGCAGGGGGATCGGGCGGACGCGGAGGATACGCGGCTGTGCCGGTGGGATGGGCAGGCGTCGGACGGTTTGAAGCATGCGTGGGCGAATGATGATGAGGAGCCGGAGCCGTTTGACGGGGCGACGGACATGCGGGTGCGGCTGACGGATCTGGTGGTGAACGAGGAGGTGGCGCTGCTGGTGACGGCGGCGATGCGGGCGCAGATGACGGTGGATGCGGTGGAGGGGACGAATGACGAGCGGGCAGGGGTGATCGAGTTGCTGCTGAGGTGGGCGCTGCGGAATCATATGGGGGTGCGGTGGATGCGGGAGCTGATGAGGCTGGTGCAGTTTGCACACGGGGACCAGCCTGGGGTGGCGCTGCTGAAGGTGACGTGGGCGCGGGATGAGCAGATGCGGATGGAGCGGGTGAGCCTGGACGCGCTGATGAAGATGTATGTGGCGCGGGTGGAGGAGGAGTTGCAGGGGGAAGAGGTGAGTGGGGAGGGGGCTGGGGAGGATTTGGTGGAGGCTGCGCTGGAGGCTGTGCAGGCGTTTGAGGGGATGCTGGCTGATCCTGGGTCGAATGAGGAGGGGCTGGCTGTGATGCTGCAGGAGTTCTTTCCGGGGATCCGGCCTGGGCGTGCGCGGAGGGTTGTGAGGGAGCTTCGGCGGTCGGGGGAGTCTGAGTTTCCGGTGCCGGTGGTGGTGCGGGAGGGGCCGGAGGTGATGGCGCTGCGTCTTGGGGATGGGTGGCATGTGCCGATGGCGACGCGGGATTTCGAGCGGGCGCGGGTGTGGTTCGAGGTGGAGTGGCTGACGCGGACGGAGCTCGAGGAGGAGGCGCGGAAGGAGGGGTGGAGCGAGACGTGGGTGGAGAAGGTGTTGCAGGAGGAGGGGCGGGATGCGGTGCCGATGGGGTTCCAGAGGACGGCTGACGGACGGCTGAGGATGAGGGGTGAGGAGTTTTACCGGGGGCTGTTCCAGGTGGTGACGGCGTACTGGCGGGCGGTGAATGAGGATGGGGTGCGGGTGATGTACTTCACGCGGCTGAACGGGGGCGTGGGTGATGAGGCGGCGCATGATCCGCGGGTGCTCGGGTATGCGCATGGGGAGTGGCCTGGGGTGGTGTATTCGAGGGAGGTGCTGAGCGATCGGCTGTTGGATTCGCGGGGGTGGCCGGAGGTGCTGGGGGCGCATCAGGGGCTGCTGAAGATGTTCGTGGACTCGTTCGGGGATCACGCGCAGATCGCTGGGGTGCCGCCGGTGGTGACGAGGGGGCGGCGGAAGAAGGGTGCGCTGCGGCTGCGGCCGCTGGTGGAGCTGCCGGCTACGCGGGAGGGTGACTACCGCTATCTCGAGCCGCCGAGGTATCCGCAGGCGGTGGAGCAGGTGATGCGGGAGATCCGGAGGCAGGTTGACGAGTATGCGGGGCGGACGAATGAGGATGTGGCGCCGGAGGTGGTGGGGGTGCATCGGCTGTTCAAGGTGACGTGGTTTCTGCAGACGGTGCGGGGGGCGTTGCAGCAGATGGTGTCGCTGATCCAGCAGTACATGCCGGAGGAGCAGGTGGCGGCGATCTGCCAGCAGGAGGGGGTGGTGCTGACGGGCGGGCGGGCGGACATTTCGGGAAAGTTCTCGGTGGATATCCATTTCGATCCGGCGGACCTGGATGTGTCGCATCTGGAGAAGGTGGCGGGGATGATCCAGAAGGTGATTATGCCGTTGGACAGGGAGCAGACGATGCTGACGGCGCCGGTGGTGAAGGCGTTCATGTGGCGGTTGGTGCCGGAGGTGGCGCGGCGGTCGCTGAGGCAGGTGGATGAGGCTCAGACGGCGGAGATGGAGGATGAGGTAAAGCGGTACCAGGAGATCAGGTCTGGGCTGGAGCCGGAGCTGCCTGATGACGGGAGCGTGAACTACCAGGTGAGGGGTGAGTTGTACGCTCGGGCGCAGGAGTTGAATCCGGCGATCTTCGATGATCTGGCGGAGGACAAGCGGAAGATCCTGGAGAGCCGGATGCAGAGGCTGAAGGTGCTGGGCGAGCAGTATGGGGCGAATGTGCAGATCGGGCGGGAAGGGGGGAGGAGGGGGTTGGGGTAGGAGGTGGGATGTGGGAGGTGGGATGTGGGATGTGGGATGTGGGAGCAATGGGAAGGAGTGAGGGATGAATGCGAGAGTGGTGAATCTGGAGGGGAGTCTGGTGCCGGTGTTGGGGCAGGCGTTGGTGGAGGTGACGCTGGGGGCGGCGGCTGCGCTGCCGGCGTGCGCTGATGCGACGACGCATGTGTTCTGGACGTTGGATGGCGGGGACATGCGCGTGCTGTGGGACGGGACGAATCCGAGTGGGACGAAGGGGCATGAGATCAAGAGCGGGTCGTCCGGGGTGTGGCGGAAGGAGATGTGGCGTCGGGCGAGGGTGTACGGGACGGCTGGGACGCTGCGGGGGACGGAGATGCAGGAGTAGGGGAGGTGGGAGGGGATTGTGGGATGTGGGATGTGGGATGTGGGAGGTGGGATGTGGGAGGTGGGAGGGGATTGTGGGAGGTGGGATGTGGGAGGTGGGATGTGGGAGGTGGGAGGGGATTGTGGGATGTGGGATGTGGGATGTGGGATGTGGGAGGGGATTGTGGGATGTGGGATGTGAGGAGGAGCAGTCGCCACGCGGCGGCGCCGGGGCGCCGGCTGAGCGGCTGCTGTACTGGGGGGTGAGACGATGAAGAGAGTGTTGGCGGTGTGGTTGATGGCGTGTGGGGTGGCGTGTGGGGATCTGGTGAATCCTCCGTTGGATAGCGGGTCATCGGCGGTGGTGAGCAATGCGCTGCGTGTGGCGCTGACGAACGAGGCGGCGCTGCGTGCGGCGGGGGACACGGCAGGGAGCAACTATGCTGAGCAGGTTGGAGCGAGTATCACGCCAGCAAGCATCGGAGCGGTGAGCAACACAGCAGCCGGGATCGCGGCGGCTGGAGGGATAACGACGAATGGGGGAACCGTGGTTGGCGCTCTCCGCACGACGGTGAATCACATGACGACGGCTCCTGCATCTGACGAGTTCGGCAGCGCTGAGTGGACGAGATCGCTTCTTAGCTTCGGGCGGGCGACGTACATGACGACGAATATGTACCCGGCAGCATGGATGCCGACGAACACTACTGGGATTGGGAGCTACGAGAACCCTGAGGCGTACACGAGCGCATTCCCTGTCGGCGCTGTCGGTACGTACATCGCAACGATGGTGGACACGAATCCGGTGGCGTCGGGCGTGGGATTGCAGGGACCAGCAACGGTGCATATCCATCTTGGAATTAGTGGAGGATCGCCGGCAGCGAACTACTCACTTAGCGCGAAGCCGGAAGTGTACTACACCTATGATCTTGGTGCGACGAACCTGACGCTTGGCGACTTCGATTGCGACGCGCAGACGTGGACGAGCGGGCAGACGAATGGCAAGACGTTCATCATTGCATGGCCTACGGTCTATCCGACTTCTACGTACTACCGTGTCTACCGGCTGAAGGTTACGGCGAAAGGTAGTGCGATCACGAACTGCATGATGGGCATTGGAGGGACGGACAGTTCGTTTATCGGCTACCAGACTTCGGGCGAGGAGGCGAGTGCTGTGGCGGCGAACCTGACCGCACACACGAATACGACACTCGCGGGCGGTGCGCATGGCGGGGAACTGGACTCCGTTGTGGGCGCGATCGCCGGTCTGGTGAAGGCCGATGGCGGCGGAAACATCAGCGCGGCCACGCCCGGAGCCGGAAACGACTACCTGACCGTCGAGACCGATTCGGTAGCCGGTGCGATCACGGGTATCGTCAAGGCGGACGGTGGCGGGAACATCAGCGCGGCCACGCCGGGAACTGATTTTGCGGATCCTGCCGTGACGGGCATGACCCAGGAGTGGCAGCGGGTGTCCGAGGCGTTCGTGGTGCACACTAACGTAACGGAGTCTATTTCGTTCGGACTGACATCGTTCGGAGCGCCGTGGGATGACCTGACGAACGCGATTGGGATGTCTCCTCAGTTTCCCATCGTCGTGACGGGTGTGACGAACGTGCAGAGCGATGGCGGAACTCTGACGTTTGATCTGTACGCCACCGGTGCGGTGATCACAGTGGACTGCGTGATAGGTGCCTCGACCCCACTATTGATGGTCACGACGAACGATCCAGGTGAGTGTGAGTGGGTCAACGGGGCGATCCTGTATCGGAGGGAGTGACATGACAAAGCTGCGACACGTTTCGCTTGCCTTGGCTGTTGCGCTGTGCTGCCTCAACACAGAAGCTGAACCTGTATCCCTGGGTGTCTACGGGATGTTCGAGTGGACGGCCACGGTACCTCCGAGCGATATTCCGGAAGCCCACGTTGACAACCCGAGCCCGGCCTACGGTGGTAATTATGTGGATCGTGATGCATACGTCGAGCTTACGTGTGATGCTTGGCATTTCACGGACACAAGCCGCGTGACGTGCGTTGGATGGGTTGGATTTGGTGACATCCCTGCTGAAGGGGAGTCGAACTGTGTTGCCTATGTCGTTACGACGCCATCGGATGTCTACTGGCGATGGCATGTCGAGTATCTGTTCGATCTGACCAACGCGCAGGGCGGGACCGTGGAGGGGCCGACGAACGGATTCTACGTGGCGACCAACGTGTTGACCAACATCGTTGCCACGGCAGACGACGGATTCACGTTTGCTGGATGGCGCGGACATGTTCCCATCGAGTCGCGCACGAATAATCCGCTCTCTGTGACCATGGATCAGCCGCGCGTGATCGTGGCCAGGTTCCGAAGAATGATGCAGTCTGTCAATGCGGGCCGAAGGTGACAATTAGGCGACGTGGAGGTGAGGATGGGGGGGATGCGCGAGGCGATGCGGAGATTGATCCGGGTGGTAGTGCGGGATCAATGCGAGGGATGCCGTCATGCACAGAGGAAGCCTGGGACTGGTATCAGCGAGGCCTGCCGGAAGTGCGTGGATGGAAGTGAGTGGGTGTGCGGATGGTGCAGGAGGTAGGATATGGCGTTGAAGCAACTGATTGAGGATACGAGGCGGTTCGTGTTGGAGGCGCGGATCGAGGAGGCGCAGAAGGACTACCTGGGGACGCTGCTGGATGCGGCGGAGCATGTGGCGAATGGGACGCAGGACAAGCTGGAGGCGATCGCGGCGAGCCAGGGGACGCTGCTGGTGGCATTCGTGAAGCACTGCGTTCGGGATTCCGGGGGTGGGGTGCGGGATGAGTCGCGTGTGGGGCGTGTGCTTCGGGTGCTGTTTCCGTGGCGGTGGTGTCTGACGGTGCTGGGGTGCGTGGGGATGCTGGTGCTGGGGAGCGATGGGGTGCTGGCGGTGGTGAGGGAGCTGAGGTGAAGAGCAGCGGTCGCCACGCGATCGGAATGGCTGAGCGGCTGCTGTACTGGGGGAAGAGCAGCAGTCGCGACGCGATCGGAATGGCTGAGCGGCTGCTGTACTGGGGGTGAGGGATGAAGTGGGAGCAGTACCGGGATCGGGTGGATGTGATCTGTCGGAGTCTGGATGGGATGAAGATCCGGTATGATGTTCCGGGGGTGTTGGCGATGTTCTGCAAGGCGCTGCACAGGAAGACGCGGGGGTGGTTTCCGGAGATGGGGGGGCAGAGGGAGAGTCGGTTCTGGTGTACGGAGGCGGCGGTGAAGGTGGCGCAGGAGGCGGGGTGGGATATGCAGGCGTGGCTGCCAAGGCGTCAGAAGATGGTGGCGCCTGTGCATGTGGAGCGGGCGTGGAAGGCGGGGGGGTTCCGGGTGGTGCGGGATTTCGCGTTGCTGCGGAGGGTGGGTCCGTGGGGTGGGGGGCTGGAGCAGTGGGGTCCGGAGTCGGGTGATTTCGTGATGCACCGGAACACGGATCCGACGTGGTTCAATCGGCTGACGGTTTACGCTACGGGTGGGCGTCATTTCCACGATGAGATTCTGTACCGGGATGAGCACGGGGATCTGAGGGTGCTGGATGCGAGGGTTCCGCACATGGTGGGGGTGCCGTGGGGCCGGCGAATGGCGGAGTATGCGGATGGGGAGTGCGAGTTGGCTGTGCTGCGGCCGGTTGAGTTCTGTGTGGCGTGATACGCCAGGATGGCGGATGGCGCTATGGGCAGCAGGCGCCACGCTGGGCGCCGGGGGCGCCGGCTGAGCGCCTGCTGTACTGGGGGGTGAGGGATGGAGTTGGCGAACATCGTGGCGCTGTTGGCGGAGGAGAAGGCGCGGCTGGGGGATGGGCGCTGGGCGGCGCCACTTGGGACGGGTGTGCTGACTCGGTGGTGGGGGCTGGATGAGGTTGAGCTGCTGAGGGAGGATCTGGACCAGGCGCGGCGGTTCCTGGAGACGTACACGTCGGCGGCAAACTATCCTACGGGCAGCGGGACGGTGACGGGTCCGAAGGCGATCGGGAGCGTGCAGCCGTTTACGGGTGTGTACCGGAGGGTGACGGTGTGGGTGGGGAGGGGTGAGGATGGCAAGCTGCGGCTGTACCAGATGCTGCGGGCGGCTGGGAATACGCATTTTGTGTCGTTTGCGAGCGGTCGGTCGGTGGTGGAGAAGGAGCAGCGGGCGGTGTACGACGAGTACGACTATGCGTTGTACGCTCCGGAGCATGTGAAGGGGTGGGTGTACTCGGCGGAGTGCCGACAGACGGAGACTGGGGCGTATGCTGGGAGCGTGACGGCGAGCGAGGCTCAGGCGGCGACGTGGGGTCGGACGGCGCGGGCGTCAACGCTGAGGGAGGCGTCGGAGTACGGGTTTCGGAATGCAGCGGGGCCGCGTGGGGTGCCTGGGGCGGCGGTGGGGTTCGTGTACGATGCGAACGAGGCGTTGAACGAGGCTGGGCTGTACGACGGGGCGCAGGTGTACGAGCGGGCGAAGGCGGCGGAGTGGGGTCGGACGGCGCGGGCGTCAACGCTGAGGGAGGCGTCGGAGTACGGGTTTCGGAATGCAACGGGGCCGCGTGGGGTGCCTGGGGCGGCGGTGGGGTTCGTGTACGATGCGAACGAGGCGTTGAACGAGGCTGGGCTGTATGATGGGTCGCAGGTGT